GGGGCTTTTACACAGGATCAACGACAAACCGCTTCTGGCAGAATGAGCTGACCTTCGTATGAGCGAGCACATCACCCAAATCATCATCGCCCTGATCGGTGCAATACCGCCAACGATCATGGGTGCAGCCGCGTGGCGCAAAGCCAGCAAGCTCGCACGCCCACTGGATCAGGTCAACGCAGCGGTCAATCACCGACAAGGCGGGCAGAAGCGACTCATCGAAGTGATCGACGAGCTGGCCACATCAATGGGCACCGTCAGCAACGCGGTGAGCCGGGTTGAGGAAGACATCCAAAAACACCGTGCCTGGCACCAAGCACGAGAAGAGGACGAGAGTGATCTCGAAGACGAAGAAAACATCTGAAGAGCTTCGCAAGCTACAAGAGCTTCGCAGATCAAACGCGGCCGGGGCCGTCCCCAGCAAGAGACACTACTCGAGACCAAGAGAGAAGCAGAGGAAGAACCAAGATGCCGAAGACCACGCCTAAGCTCAGCGCAGCAGGATCAAAGCTCCGAGAGCAGATCAACAAGACCTACCCGGCACGCGACAAAGCCACAGACGGGTGGATCGGCGACGTTCGGCACCAAAAAACCAAAAGCGACCACAACCCAGACGCAAAAACAGGCATCGTGAGGGCTCTAGACATAGATGCCGATCTTGCCAAAGGGGTGGACAGCTGGGAGCTGGCCGAAGCCATCAGACAGAGCGCAAAAGCCGGAGACAAACGGCTCAGCTACATCATCCACAATCAGAAGATCGCATCAGCATCTCTGGGATGGGTTTGGCGGCCATACAGCGGCAGCAATCCGCACATCTCGCACATCCACGTGAGCTTCAAGCCATCCGGAGACCTGGATCGGAAGCCGTTCAAAATCGAGTGGCCAAAGGCCAAGCAAGCAACAACGCCGGGGGCACGCAACGAAAAGCATCAGGCAGAGCTCGCAGCGATCAAGGCTGAGCAAAAGGCCCTGGCAATCCGGATCGGCAAGCTCGAAGCCAAAATCAAGTAGAGCGGCCCCACCGCTGGGCACACATACAGGGGTGGGATGGAAAGAGAAGGCCGCGTGCAGGGGGACCGGGATCGGTCCCTTCTTCAACCGACGCTCCCAATCGGACAAAGACACCACAGAGCGGATCTGTGGCGGATGCCCGGTCCGAGCCGAGTGCCTCGCCTACGCGATGAAGCACGAAAAATCAGAGAACCTGCGGATCGGCGTGTGGGGCGGACTCAACCCATCAGATCGCACAGAGATCGCGAACGGCGGCTGATCCAGTGTTCGGAATACCAATCGAAAGCATCCTATCGCGCTATGCAGGAAGCTTCCCAATCCCAGACGACGCGATCTTCAACATCCTCGAGCATCTAGAGGAGACCAAGAGCCTGCCAATCACGATGGCTCCACAGGCGGCCCGGTTCCCAATGCGGGCCGTCAACGCCATCCTCCCCGAGCTAGACACAGCCGGGCCGGAGGCCACAGCGACCGTGTGTGGCCAGGATCACATCGCCGCATCAGGGCTGGCCGAGCAGATCGTTCTCGCCCAGGGCAGCTGGGCCGGGGAAACCCCGCCACAGACGCTCAGAAACTTCCTGATCGACATCACCTTCGGAAAGCACCCCCACGACGCGGCTGCCGAATACGGGATCAAGCCGGATGAATACATCCACCTAGAGTTCCTGCTGCAACTCGAACAACACTGGCACGACGAGATCTTGAACCGGGTCATCGCAGTGCGCTCAGGACGAAGAAAATGGCTGAAAACAGCGCGCGAGCTGCGTACTTGGAAGCCCTGGATCATCCGATCCTGGGCAAAGGAAGCCAGGGCAATCGAGCGGGAGCTTCACCAAAACAGGTGAGGGGCGAGTGCGCCACCAGAGGGACACGGCACCTATAGATGCATGACCTCACACAACGCAAGCCGCCCGGCCCAGAACAACTGGGGAGAGGGCTACATCGACGTAGCAACCCGCATCGTCGAGTTCCGCAGCAAATACCCAGAAGGATCACTCAGACCCTTCAACCCTGATCAACCGATCACCGTCATCACACTAGGAGACAAGACATACCTCCAATACGTAGCTGTAGCCTACAGAGACCCGCACGACGCGGCACCAGGCATCGGGGTGGCCTGGGAGCCGTTCCCAGGACGCACACCGTTCACACGCGACAGCGAAGCGATGGTTGCCGAAACATCCGCATGGGGACGAGCAATCGTCGCAGCACTCGCAGCCGACACGAAGAAAGGCGTAGCGAGCGCGGATGAGGTAAAGGTGGCGCAAGCTCGCCGGGCCGCACCAGCACCAAAGCCAACACCAGCGCAAGCAGAGCCGGAGACGGACGAGCAAGGCTGGCAATCAGGCGACGAGCAGAACCCAACACGCGCAACAACAAAGCAGGTCCAGCGCATCCAGATCATGCGCCAAACGCTGCCAAACCTTCAGGACGACGAGGCGTATCACGCCAAGCTTCTTCAATCATACGGGGTGGTATCCACAAAGGATCTCACGCAAGCGCAGGCAGACAACCTGATCGAGCGACTCCAGAAGGCAATCGAAGCGGGGTCCGGCCAATGAGCGACTTCAGCATCGAAGAGGTGGATCGCAAAAAGCTAGCGCGTATCCAGACCATCATCAATCACCGCACCGAATACGGATCGTTCGAGGACGAAGAGAGCGATCTTCTTCAGTATCTCCTCGACGAGAGAAACCGGCTGAAGATCGAGCTGCAAGCGGCAAAAGCGACCATCAAGGATCTAGCCGACCAGCTCATCAACACGGCTGGGGGTTCGCAATGAACTTCGACATCCAGAGCCTCTTCGAGGCATACGGAAAGCCGTGGCGTGAGTTCCGCACAGCGGTAGGAGCGCGACACACAGTTCTCAATCGATACAAGACCGAAGGCATGCCGGCGACGGTAGCAGATCGGTTCGCGACACGCTGCGACCTGCATCCAGTAGAGGTGTGGGGCATCGAGCGATGGCTCGCCGAAGGGCGGGTATCGACCGAATGATCCTGCTGACGTTCAAAGCACCAAGCCGCCCGCTGAGTGAGAACGAAAGCAGACGGCTCCACTGGGCCTCCAGGAAGCGCAGACTTCAGGACTGGGGGACACTTACACAGGTAGCGTGGAGACACGCAGACCACAACGAGAAGCAATCGATCCAGGGCCAGAAGGTTCAGATCAGAGTCACGCTCCCGTTCCCGCGAAAAGCACGCCGTGATCCGCACAACTACGTGGGCACGAACGTGAAATGCATCATCGATGCCCTGGTTCGCGCAGGAGCGTTCGAAGACGACACAGCAGACTTCGTAGAGGTTCTCGAGCCACGCCTGAGCATCGAAGCTACCAACGAAGTCCAGATCATCATCATACCCATCGGGCCACTCGAGACAGGGGAGACCCGATGAGCAAGCTGGTCAACCGCGCAGCAGAACAACGACTTCTAGGGGCATGCCTGACCAAGCCAGAGGTGATCGATCTGATCATCGACAAGGTGGCACCAGGCGACTTCGCCGATCCGCGCACAGGAGCGATCTTCAGCGCAATCGCACGCGTGGCAACGCGCGGCAAGGTCAACCCAACACTCGTGACCGAAGAGCTTCGCACATCAACCGAGCTCGAAGAGGTGGGCGGGGACAAAGTGATCGCCTGGCTCGCCGGCTACTCGGGCACAGCAGATGAGGCAATAGAAGCGGCCAAGACGGTTCGCGAACTCTCCAGAAAGCGCGATCAAGCGAGCGCAGCAAGAGCCGCAGCAAACACCATCGAAGAGGGTGGCGACGCGGTCATCGAGATCGCAGCCCTCAACGACATCAGCAACACATCTGACGACGACGGGTGGACAGACCTCGCACCGATCGTCGAAGCAATCATCAACGGGACACACCGACGACTAGAGCCAACGATACTGCGCACATCAGAGAACAACGCGCTGATCTACCCATCCCGACTCAACATCATCATGGGGGCACCAGAGTCGATGAAGAGCTGGACCGCGAAGTTCGCCTGCGTGCAGACCATGATCGCAGGACAGCCGGTGGTATACATCGACTGCGAAGAGAGCGACGGCATCACCTGCGCAGAGCGCATCTACGCCATCGCACTCGGCCTCGGAGTAACAGCCGACACCCTGAAGACCTGGCTCGAAGGGCCGCTGAAGGAAGACGGCACACGAGATCGAGGAAAGCGACTGTTCTACTACCGCGCAGAAACCAGCGGCATCGACGGCCGCGCAAGATCGCAAATCCTGCGCATCGTCCGAAACCTCAAGGTGGCCTTCGTAGTTCTCGACGGGTTCGCAGCAGCGATGGCATCGCACACGCCACCACTCGAAGAGGACAAGGCACGCGATGTGAACATGTACCTAAGCGGGAACATCTGGCCGATCGTCAACGCCGGAGCAGGCGTTCTCGTGGTCGATCACATCGCCAAAAGCGCAGGATCAGCAGGGAGCACAGGCTTCCAAAATAGAGGCCCTCGCGGATCTGGAGCAAAGCTGGCTGCAGTAAGCGGCGTGGCAATACAAGCACAGGTCGTCATCGCCGGCAGCAGCTGGACCCCAGGACGGGTCGAGCTATACATCAGCAAGGATCGCCCCGGCCGAGTGAAGATCGTGCAGCGCAACAACAAGCGACTCGCCGGCGTTCTGGTATCAACGCCAAACAACGAAGGCGGGATCGAGATCACCAAGCTCGAGCTGCTGTCCCCAGACGAAGTGGCAACCCAACAGGCAGAGAAGCGATGGGATCTAATCGCAGCAGAGAAGGTATCCAAGCTACTCGGAGAGGTGGGCAGGGCAATGAGCAAGACCGAAATCAAGGAAACACTCAACGACGACCGCAAGCGCAACGGCGGATCAGGCTGGAGAGCGGAGACGATGGTCAAGGCAATCGAGTTCCTCGCCAACAACAACTGGGTCCGCATCGAAAAGGACGGCCGCAACGAGCTGATCGCGCGACTCGCCGACTACAAGGCAGACTTCGGCGACATCCACTGCGACGAGCGACCAATGGAGTCACCATTCTGAGCGCGGCCCGGCTCCTAGCGCATCTCTCGCGCCCAGAGCACACGCCACTCACCCCAGAACGAGAGAAAGAACTGGGAGATCAGCTACGCATCGCACTCGAAGACAACGACGAGAGCGCAATCAGACGCATCAAGGACGAACTCATCCTACGCCACATGCGGCTGGTGGTTCACATCGGTAAACGATACACCAAGATCTTCGCGAACGACTGGGACGAGATCATCGCCGCAGGCAACCTCGCCCTCACACAAGCGGTCGATCGATGGCACCCAGACAAGGGCCAACTCTTCCCGTGGGCAGAGCGATGGATCACCACAGGCCTCAACAAGGCCGCCGACGCGCAGAGGACCATCCGCATCCCAAACGGGGTGGCTTACAAGGCCGGAAAAATCCAAAAGGAGATCGGCGAGATCGAGGCCGAGCTAGGCCGAAAGCTGACCAAAGCCGAACGGGAAGATGTGATCGGGGCCACACAGAGCTTCGCAGATCTGCCAATGGTGGGCGACAGCCTGGACCGGGAGTTCAACCGGGACGGGGCGAGTGGCACAGGCGGGGAGACCCGCACACTCGGAGACAGCATCGAAGACGAAGGGGCAGACCCGGCCGAGCAGGTGGCAAAAGCCGCCATGATCGAAGGGGTTCGCCTCGCCATCGAAGAGCTAACGGAGATAGAGAGGGAGGTCATCATGATCCGCTTCGGCATAGACGATCGGAAACGACTGACACTCGCCGAGCTCGGAGAAATCCACGGAGTGACCGGAGAAGCCATGCGCCGCGTAGAAGCCGCCGCGCTCGCCAAGCTACGACACCCAGCCCTGATCAACCCAATCGACCTGGAGAAATAGAATGAACAAGCCGCCCAAGCAAAAGACCATCGAGCTCCACAGAAGCGGGTTCGAAACACAAGAGGAAGCAGACCGCACGGTCGCGTACTGGGCGACCAGAGGGATCAAGATCGTGTGGGGCGTTCCAACGATCGAGGGAGCAGCCGCGCAGCTCAAGCTACCGGCCGACCACCCAAAACGGGAATGCCCAGGCTGCAAGACTGTCAAGAACCTCCACTACGCGATCTGGAGACAGGCCATCAGAGCCGACGGAAAGCCGGCCCGGTTCCTGCCATTCTGCCGCAAATGCGAAGACGACCGCAAGGGGTTCATCTGCCGAGAATGCAACAAGCATCGCCCCGGATCGCTGTTCAAGACGACCGAGAACGGCCGCCGACTCCGCACCTGCACAACCTGCCGAGAGAGGCCGCTGGAGAAGCGAAAGGTCCGATGCACCAAGTGCACCAAGAGACGACCAGGCACAGAGTTCCGCTGGAAGAACGAGGACAAGACGATCACGGCCGGAGCCTGCAAGCCCTGTGAAAAGAAGCTCTGGGGAAGCGACCGCAAGCCACGGGCCTCGAAACCCTGCAGCGGCTGCAAGCAGATCATCGACCGATCCGACTTCCCAATGGGGCCAAACGGCAAACGCCGGAGCTGGTACTGCAACGGCTGCACGGCCAAGATCACGGCCGACACCCCACGTGCCTGTGCCAGCTGCCACGAGACCAAGCCGGCCGAGCACTACGGGCTGAGCGGATACCGAGCCGGGGAGCGCAAGAGCGTGTGCAAGCCCTGCACATCCAGGGTCACAGCCTACAAGAACCGCCGGAAACGCCAACGGGCGGCCCAGGCCGCATGACCGAAGACGAGACCCAGATCAAGGACCGGATCGACCAAGCCGAGATCAAGCTCCGGATCGATCAGATCATCCACACCCAAGCCCAGCTGTTCATCAAGACCCACCTGACCTACCCAAACGGCAAAGAGGCCACAAGGCCCGAGGACTACGAAACCAAGTTCGCGAAATGGGCCGGGGCACGCAGACTCCACAACGCCGTGCTGGATGCCTGCCGGGATCTACTCACCCCAGGGGCACAAGACATCGCCAAGCAGCTGATCCAAGACGGGTGGCGGCAAGGACCGCACGAGCTAATCAAGGCCGCCCAAAACCTCGACCGAGGCTGATCCCACGCTCAAAACAAGCGTGTAAACCCATACACCCATACCCGTGAAGCCGGGTGGCATCGCGCGTAAAGGTATACGGGCATCAACCCTGCCCACGTGTGGGGGAAAGGCCCCAAACGAGCGTGAACGGGCCGGCCGTATGCCGCGCCCCCACCCCTGAGCACCTTTGGGGGTATGGATACCACACAAACCCCAGAGGTTCAACAAGAACCGACCCAGAAAGCCGCCCCCGCCAAACCAACGGATCTGCTGCCGGCCACCGACCCGATCCTACAGGCATGGACATCGATCGCGATGATCCTGGCCGAGATAGAGGCCCCAAAGACCCGCCGCTTCAGGAAACTACGCGCCCCCCGCGCGCGA